GTCAACTTGTAGGACCGGGCGGCGGCGGAGGAGGGGGCGGCGGCGCTAATGGAGTCGGTTCAGCCGGTTCTCCGAACTATGGGGGGTATGGTGGAAACGGCGGTCTATTTGGCGGCGGTGGCGGCGGCGCTGGTGGCACAGGCGTATCACGTTCATATTTAACTACTGGAGGATTCGGCGCTCAAGGTGCGATTATTCTCACTTATTATAGTCAACCGGTCGTGCAAACCTCTAATATGCTTATGATGTTTTTTTAAGAAATGGAACTTACATAATGACGATAGTACCATCAGGAATAATCAGTTTGGGTGGAATTGTCCAATCATCCGGACTAAATGAATCAATTGAATACGAATTATATCAAAACGGTAAAGGCTATAATGGATCGGGGAATGCTACTATTTCTCTAAATGATGCTGCCGTAAGAACCCTTGCTGGAATTCCTTCTGGACCCATTTCATTTGCCGACCTATATGGAAAAACTGCATTCAGTCCAACCCTTCATATTCATACAACAACTGGCTCCGGAACAGAAACTATACCAGTGGGTGCGGCGACAATGGTAATTGAAGTTTGGGGAGGCGGCGGTGGTGCTGGTATTGGTACGAAAACAGGTGCTTCTACTGGCGGCGGTGGTGCTGGTGGTTACTCTAGATCATCGTATAACGTGATAGGATATTCGGGACAAACCATAAATTATACTGTCGGGGCAGGCGGAACTGGAATAACTGATGGTCTAGCATCTAACGTATCATCCAATTCTTATACATTAACAACTATGCAAGGATATGGTGGTACACATTCTCCCAACAGCGCGACTTTGACTGGTGCTGGAGGAAATGGTGGTTCAGCTACAGGTGGCAATCAAGCAAACTATAATGGTATGTCAGGCGATGCAGCAGACGGTGCTGGCGGCGTGGGGGGCGAAGGTACAACAGGAAGCGTTGCTGGAGATGGTTCTCCATATGGTAAAGGTGCAGATGGAAGCACATATCCAAGTCCAGCAACTTCTGGTTATAATGGTGCAGTCGTGTTTTACTATACTTAAATCGATAAATAGTTTTAATATATTGAAGGAATTTAAATGATCACATTGGAGCTATTACAACACATGTGTCCACATACACCCACAGCAACTCTTGGGATGTTTGTTGATCCTCTTAATGATGTTGCTAAGCATTACGACATGTTGGAAAACCCGAAACGTGAAGCAGCGTTTGTGGCACAAGTTGCACATGAATCGGGAGGGTTCACCGCAACCAAAGAAAATTTAAAATATAAAGCAGCATCATTGATGAAAACCTTTCACAAATACTTTCCTTCAATGGCTTTAGCAATGGAATATGAACGCCAGCCAGAAAAGATCGCCAATCGTGTCTATGCGAATCGCATGGGCAACGGGAATGAAGCATCAGGTGATGGATGGTTATTCCATGGACGCGGATTGATTCAGTTAACTGGTCGCGACAATTACACACGTTTTGCAACTGCAATCGGTAAAACAGTTGAAGACGCTGCTGCATATATGGAAACTGCCGCTGGGGCAACCGCATCTGCTGGTTGGTTTTGGCATGCAAATAAATTAAATGCATATTGCGACACTGATAACTTTGTAATGTTGACGCGTAGAATTAATGGTGGAACTATTGGCATTGAAGATAGAAAAAGACTCTATCTTCTTGCTCTCGGTTCTATATCTCACGGTTAAGGATTATTATGTCACAACCAGTTTGGAATACACCTAGTGGAACCATTGGAACCTATCCTTCCTTAGTATCATTAACATTTCAGTTATCAGCAAGTGCAATATTGCCTGCTGTTTCTGTTACATATGCAATAATCAGCGGAAATTTACCAACTGGTCTGGGGTTAAGTACTTCTGGATTAATTTCAGGTATACCAACTTTAGTAACGGATAACACATCCTATTCTTTTGTCGTAAGAGCAACGGATAATCTTGGAAATATTAGAGATATAACATTATCTGTTACTATTTCGGGATCAGCAAATCCAAGATTTACGATTCCGGCAGGAAATTTATTGACAACTACGGATAGTACTTGGATAGAATTTCCAGTAACATATAATAATCCTATTTCAACTAATGAAGTAATTGTTAATGTTGTTGAAGGAAGACTTCCACCCGGCATAGAGATAAATGAATATGGTTTAATACGCGGGTATGCACAGCCTCCTGTAATTCAAGTAAATCTGCAAGCAGAGACTACAAATATCGTAGCAATCAGTAATAATCAATTAATATGCCTGAGCACTGCTGGGTTTGAAATTAATAGACCTATAGTATTTTCCGGAACAACATTTGGTGGATTAGTTGCTGGTCAGACATATTATGTTTTATCAATCATTGATCAAAGCACTTTTACTATTTCCAACACTGTTAATGGAAGCCCACTGTCACTGACCAATGGGGTTGGTTATATGTCAGCATCACTTCCTTCAATTACTGTTGGTCAACCAATAGTGCAAACGTACTCTTTTATTCTTAAACTTAACAGTATATTGGGAACTGACATTGCTTCTTATAGCATAACGGTTATTAATCAAAATACTCCTTCAAGCCAAGGAGGACCGGGCAATCCACCAAACACGAGAATACCCACAATTTATAACACGCGACCAGAAACATATTTACTTGATTCTAATCAACAAGAATTTGGTTATTACGTTCTGCCAGCAAATTCTAATGGCGCTACCTATCTTCCATCTCAGAATGCATATATAAATGAATTTAATAGTGGAGATTTCCTTGCATTTAAAATTCTTGGGCATGATTTTGACAATAATACCTTGACTTATTTATATACAGGACTGCCTGCCGGATTGACTGGTGACCCAAACACCGGATGGATTACTGGAACTCCCATGATCACTGTAAATACTATCACTGAATATTACTTTACTGCACAAGTAGTAAAAACTAATAATACTAGTATAGCATCTCCAGTATTTAATTTTTCTCTTAAGTTGACAAACCAAATTAGTGGTATAATAACTTGGGTGACAAACTCCAATCTTGGTCAAATCAATAATGGATCGGTTAGCACTCTGAGTGTGTCAGCCACATCAGATGTTCCATTGTTATATACTTTAGTATCAGGAACACTTCCACCCAACCTCACATTATACAGTGATGGTGAAATAGCAGGGACTGTGGCATATCAACCGACCTCAGCTTTATTGCCTCAAGGGGCTTCTACCACTTTCACTTTTACTATACAGGCATATTCTCCAACATTTCCAACGGTAATCAATTCCAATCAGACGTTTACCTTGACAATTTATCAAGAATTTGAATATCCGACCGACACGTTATATATTCAGTGCACACCAAGCATGCAAGACAGAAGTTTGCTCACCACATTATTAACTAATGATACTCTTATTCCGCCAGACTTTATCTATAGACCAAATGACGTAAACTTTGGTAAAGCAAAAGGTGTCATATATGAACATGCTTACGGTATCAATGCAAGTAACGTTGATCAATATATAGCAGCCGTTACTGAAAACCATTACTGGAGAAATATCACTCTTGGAAACATTGAGACTGCTGTTGCCAGAGATAATAATGGTAATATTGTATATGAAGTGGTATACAGCAGAGTCGTTGATAATCTTGTTAATCCACCTGCGGTAAATCAGAATTACAGTAATTATCAAACATATTCACAAACAAATTATGTTTCTCCTTATGGTATTAGCGTTGCTAAGCAAGTAACATGGCCATTTCCCATTCCTTTAAATCTTGGACCATGGTATACTTCAGAAGAAGATATATATGCTAGTTATATCGGCGGCACTAATACAATGGATGGGACAATAACCCAAACCGCATCATCAGGAAATGTGATCACATGTCAATCTACTCAAGGATTAAATGTCAATGATTATATCATTTTCATTGGAACTCCATTTGGTGGAGTAAACATTAATACTACCTATTACATTGTAAGCATTCTAAGCAGTACGCAAATAGTAATTTCAATGTCAGAAGATGGAACACCAGTTACTCTGACCGATTCCATAGGAAGTATGTCATTTGTTGCATGGACTGATCCTAAGGATTTCTATACAAGCCTGACTCCGGGATTTGCAGAAACAGTATATCCAAACTCATTACCTAACATGAGGCTGCAAGTTGAAGATGTGCTTGGTGATCAAAATGCAATTGGTATTCTTCCAGATTGGATGTCAAGTCAGCAAAAGAACGGATCAACTCTTGGATTTACTCCTGCTTGGGTCATTGCATATTGTTTACCCGGTTTAACCACATTACCAAATGGAACCACCGGAACCTATGCTCAGTATATTCAGTATCAAATTCAGAATAATTGGTTAAATCCAGTAGGTGAACTACAAACTCTTAATACTATAAATTTCAAGATTGATAGATTTACTGTGGATAAAAGTAATACGTATGATTATAATACAACAGTTAATCCTCATGTATGGACTTCACTTCCCAGCGCCACTCCTGCCGCGAATCCAAAAAATGAATATGATTTCTATGTGCTGTTTCCACAAGAGACAATATTACCTACAACAACACAATTAGATTTGTGATTTTTGTAATGAATAATTAAAAGCAATAAATACAATATCAAATTAGGAATTTAAGTGTGAGTCAGATCAATACCAATGGAATTAATGTAAACTATCCTGTGCCGGGTAAAAATAATTCAACACAGGGATTCAGAGATAATTTTACGCAAATTTCTGCACAGTTGAATACTGCTGGAACAGAAATTACCGACTTGCAATCTAAAGTAGTTTTGAAGGCCGCGCTGAACAATACAGTTCTTAATAATGACATGGCTAATACCTTGATTAGTAATGCATCCACAAGCGGTTTCAGAGCAACTACATATAATTTAGGTAATGCCATCGCCGGAACTGTGTTAGTTAACGTTAATCAGGCCGATGTTCAGTATGGTGCCATTACTGGAAATACTATTCTTCAGTTCGGAAACTGGTCACCCACGAATACAGAAAGCAATGTTGTGTTAAGATTGAGCATCTCTAATGCCAATGCTACAATTTCTTTGCCAAGTGCATGTGTCAATTCAAACAATAATTTTGGTGTTACCCTTTTGGAAAACTACTCAAATGTAGGTGGCGTCGCGACACTAAGTGCACCTGCAAATGTATCCATTTTGGAGTATAGATTCTCTACGGTTGATTGTGGAAATACCATTACAGTTGAACCCGTGAACCGCCCATATCAATCTACTGAGATTCAACAACGCACACCTTCACCTTATGGTTCACTGGGAGATACCGCTGGAACAGTTGCTGTTGATGCTAACTATGTTTATGTATGCACTGGAAGTTATAATTCAACATCAAATGTAGCAACACTTACAAACACATATGCAACTGGAAATCTAATCACATTGAGCAGCACGACAAATCTTACGGTTAATGCGCCAATCGTGTTTACAGGAAATGTGTTTGGTGGGCTGGTGGCAAACACCGTCTATTATGTTTCTTATCTGAGCACTCCAAATATTGCAGTAAGTGCCACCCGCACCAGTGGAACCCATGGTGCAAATTTTGCATTAAGTACTGCTACCGGAAATGCTGTCGCTTCGTATTATACCAGCGGAACAGAAATTTGGTCCCGCATACCGTTGCAAACGTGGTAAATTAAACATGGAACATCCATTTATTAAAGGACTGGAAGAAAAAACTCTTGAAGAACTTCAAGAAGTAATTTCTGGTCTGACTTCTAAATTAACTTTCGCCCACAGAACACAAAATGGTCCGCTCATACATCAGATTCAAATGGCTATGGAAAGTTATAAGAATCAACATCGTAAAAAGATGGATGCTTTGTTTGAAAAACAAAAACTAAACACTAAAATTAACATACAGTCTGAAAATGAACACAAGAATTGAAAAAGACTTCTTCTTTCAGTGCGGAGTGCACTTTAAGAATGAATATTATATAAACAATTATGATATCGTGCTCAGTTTTTTAGTTGAGACGGACTCAATGCATGAACAAAACATTGCTATGGAACGTGTCGTTCATTACGTTACTAACGTACTTCAAAATGCTGTTCTTGTCGAATCTACGCAAGAAGATACAATAAATCTATACAAAGCAGCAAAAATGAAAATCTGTGAACTTCCACAAGAACCATATGATCAAATTTTTGGTATGGTGCTTTTGCTGAAATTAAATTCCATCATGGAAGGGCGCATGAAGATCACCGACATGATAATGGGATCAATGCTTAGTGACGGAGTGAGATATAGCATCGTTGCAGAAGTTGCCGAAAGCGCGCTTAGTGGTAAACACTGGTGGAATCGTTCAAATATATGTCTGAGTGACAATGATTTAAAATGTCCAAATGGTGATAATATTTTAAAATTATTCAGTGATAACAAATGGTCTGATTTAGACCTACAGTGGAAAGAAAAATTAAAAAAATAAATTGACATGTTTTCTTTATTTGCTATAGTAGACGCAACAAGGAGACAAGTCATGGAATTTGATAAAACAGATACCGATGGTCGGCGTTATAACGAAATTACGCTGCCCGGTGGAACATTTCGTGCATACGAAGATGATCCATATACTTGTCATCAAGTAAAACAATCGCCCGACGAACCGTGCTGGTTTGAGCCAGTGCTGGCTGCATGGGATCGTGGGGAATTTAAAGAAAAGACTGCCAAGGTAGTTCGTAATCCTAAGGACAAAGGCATCCTGCGCAAAGGTCCGGATGGGCTGTATGACGTTTTCTATGATATGCCTCTGGATGAAAAATAATTCAAATTAATTGTTGACATGGCTATTTTGCTGCATTATAAGTGATGCATCGGAACACAAGGATACTTCAAATGTTTACTCTTTCGGACATCAACTCGCTGACCAACTCGCACGATGGTGACATCTACTCTGATCTTTTCAAAGATGTTCACGGATTCCGTCCGCGTGGTACGAGTTTTGTGTCTCTTGAAGACTTTAACGAAGACTTCGAGAATCTGATCGTTCAACTGAATGCTCACAACCAAGAAGAAGCTGTTCGCCAAGAAAAAAATTGGAATAAGTTCCTCGCCCGCGTCTTTGAAGTTCGTGACATTGTGGTTCAGACCACCACCGAAGATGCCATCTACATCATTGCTGATGCGGAAGGTATCACCACCGACGAACTCAAGTTCTATGGTTGGGAAATTCTTGAGCATGAACTGAACCTCAAATATGGTTCTATCAAGGCTTATCTTGCGGAAGGAGTAAATTAATGGACACGCCTGGCCAATATGATTTTGAAAATTTCGCAAAATTGTTTAGTATTTTGAAATGTCGGTTCAAAGATCAGGATAATCCCGATCTTGCTGCGTTTGTCTATATTGCAGCCTTGGTGCCATCATATGTGCCATCTGACGTATTGAAGTTTCATGTTGAGTTTAATCAAAAGGCTGTATTAGACGAGACCATCAAACAGCAAGCAAAATGGTAAATTTAATATGACCAACCCTAAAGTTACTATTAGACCAAATGGAACCAAGGAATGGTGGGTAAAAGGTCAGCTTCATCGCGAAGATGGACCTGCTATTGAATTTATAGATGGACATAAACAATGGTGGGTAAAAGGTCAGCTTCATCGCGAAGATGGACCTGCTATTGAATTTACAGATGGTCAGAAGGAATGGTATCTGAATGGCAAACTCCATCGCGAAGATGGACCCGCAGTTGAACGTGCAGATGGTTCCAAGTGGTGGTATCTAAATGGCAAGGAAGTAGATCAACTTGTTTTTTGGGTCACTACCAAGGAACGAATGAAGGTAAAATCATGAACATGGATGTAAATCAAAGACAGCTATTGATCAGTAAAAGCGATGATCTTTTTGATATTCTGCGTGATGAACAGGTTACCTTGTCCACTGCAGAATTGATTGAATTCAAAATAAATTTAGATATCTCCCCTTTATATAAGCTTCCTTTATTGAATATGTTTAAATTCGAGAGTTGTTTATTTACTAAAAATGGCAGTGAAGTAATAGCGCGTTATAACACATGGGAAAAGGCAGTTAAGGGACACCAGTTTCTTTCTGAAAAATATGGATTGACAATTCATGAAGAATATGTTATACCATAGCTATGATTGTGGATAGTTTTGGACAACAGGTATATACTGAACAAGACCTTTGTGACTTATATTTAACTAACCCCGACATTGAACTCAAAAATGTTCTCGTTGCAGAGCAGATTAAGTTTGATGTCGCGCTTGATTTAGTTAAAGTCCCAACACTGAAACAGTATGATGTAAATGATCTTGATCTTACGATTGAAGAGTTTGATCGGCGCGCGCGCAACAAATGGTTCATTCCAAACGACTATCGCGATTTTGATATTGCAAAATTTGTATTAGATCAATGCGCAGATGAAACAGAATTGCAAAGAGCAGGAGAAGAACTTCTGCTATATCAAGAACGCGATATGTTCATGCTTTTAAGATATCTCAAATATCTTGTTGACACCATGCGTCAAAACAACATTGTATGGGGCGTTGGGCGCGGCTCCAGCGTAAGCAGTTTTGTTTTATATTTGATCGGAGTGCATCGCATTAATTCACTGTACTACGATCTTTCCGCAGATGAATTTTTCAAATAGCAGTGTTTCTGAATATAAATACAAGACAGAGGAGATTAAAATGGCACAATATAGAACAGCACAGGGAAAGAGTTTAGATATGGCAGCACTCGCAGCCAGAAATGAGCGCGTTCGTGCAGTTGGGAATATGCCCGTAAATGCAAGAGGCGATACTATTGACTCACAGGGAAAAATCATCTTACCAGTGACACAGGCAACTTCGGAAGCATATAAAAGAACAGTAGCAGACCGTGCAGTAAATAATGTATCAAAAAATACGACACCCAACTATCCAGCAACAGTTGATTCAATTGAAGAATTTACTGCCGATGATCTTGGGTTTGATGATGCAGATTCAATTGAAATTGAAACGATTAAAGCACAAGAATTAAAAACCACAAGTAGAAAAACTAAGTAAGTATGGCAAACGCAGTACACATTACTAAATCTAAAATTAATAGTAAAACATTTAAAGCAACAAAAGGAACCATCTTAGTTCATGGGATGGATTTCAATGAAAGAATCACTCATTCAGGAATTATTCTTCCTGATGATGATATGAAGAGTGCTGGAATTAGGCCGCGATGGGCGCAAGTCTATGCGGTAGGTTCCGACATTCAAGATGTAAATGTAGATGATTATATTATGATAGCACACGGTCGCTGGTCAAGAGGTCAAGCAATTGAAGATGAGACCGGCGAGAAAGTAATCCGTAAAGTAGACCCTAAAGATATATTATTAATAAGTGATACTAAAATAGACGATTACACATTAAGTGATAAAGCAATTTAATAATCAATGAGGCATGAATAATGGATTCATGTGTGGACGAAAATATGTGAGACTAAGTAAGTTTCACCCATTACTCATTAAATTTTAGGGAGTGGATAAACATCTTGGCAGAATTGAAAACTGACCCCACTCCCTAAAAAACTTGATATTTTCCTTAACATAGTATATTATATAAACTCAAATAAATGAAAGTAGACAATGAAACAAAAACTTTGGGTTGAGGCTTACAGACCTACGTCTGTAAATGATTACGTATTTGTTAATGAACAACAGCAGAAGCAGGTAGAACATTGGATCGCAGAAGGCATTATTCCACACCTGCTTCTTTCTGGTAATCCGGGCACTGGCAAAACTACGCTTGCTAAAGTTCTTATTAAGGAACTTGGTGTAGAGGAATATGATGTCCTTGAAATTAATGCGTCACGTGAAAATGGTATTGATTTCCTTCGTGATAAAATCAATGGTTTTGTGCAGACTATGCCATTCGGTAAATTCAAGGTCGTTTTACTAGACGAAGCCGACTATTTGACGCAGGCATCACAGGCTGCATTACGTAATGACATGGAAGCATATGCTGATACCGTGCGTTACATTTTAACTTGTAACTATGAACACAAGATCATTCCTGCATTACGTGAAAGCCGTTGCTACAAGTTTCATATTGCCAAGCCCGATATGACTGACTTTACCACCCGTGCTGCCACTGTGCTGCTCACCGAGGGCGTTGAATTTGATTTAGATGATTTGGACACTTATGTTCGTAGCTGCTATCCTGACCTACGAAAATGCCTCAATCAATTGCAGCAGAATTCTACGAGTGGGACGCTGAGCAAACCGCAGTCAACCGGTAGTGGAGAAGACGAACTTCTGATGGTAGCCACGGAACTTTTTAAGTCTGGAAACATTCTTGAAGGTCGTCAGCAGTTGTTGCAATACATTTCATTGTATCCTACACGTATTGA